AGCCAGAAGAATTAACCTTAGTCCCTACGATCCCGCGTTCAAAGAAATGCTTGCGGACGCATTCGAGCTGATCCGGATTGCACGAGGAAAGGATAACAACTAAACGGTCAACGATTTCTTTTCTTTTCATTCGTACCACCGTCCATGTTGTTTGGCTCATTATAACATAATCGCCGGAAAACTTGAACATATGTTCTCGTTTTTGCAACACAATTCTAGCGCGACGGGGATATGTAAGCGGTTTTATTTTTATAAATGAAAACAATCCCCCTTCCCTTGCGAAAATAAACACCATCCTTTAACATGGTAAAAATAACCTAGCACGTTTTTATCAAATATTCAATAATCAAAATATACCATATTTTACTATAATGAGGTTAGAGCACTTCGAAAACTGGTGCTAAAAGGAGGGGTACGTTGTACCTATCGAAATATAATTTCGAGAAGTATATGAATGAAAACAACGACTCTTCACAGCCAGAAATCAGCGTTGTGCAAACTCCAACAGAAATCCCGAGGCAAAACAAGCATGAATACCATTTTTACCTTGGGGACAGCTTTCTTATCGGTATAGGGATTATTTGTTTAACAGCAATTATTATTGCCTGGTTAAGAAGAAATAGAGGGGAATGAAGCCCCCCTCTTGACATTAAATTCGAGAATCTAATGTCAATAGTCATGCTAAAATGTGTAAATTTCGATTCTGTCTCTAAACGCGCGAACTTCCCGAACAACCATGCGAATGAGTTTTTGCCGATCGTCAAAGGTAAGCGCATCTTTATTTTTTGTAAGGTAATAGTCCACGGCTTCCTGTAATATGTAACGCAGGTTTTCGGCTCCTTGCTTCTCTTCCTTGGCCGCCCGCAAATCCTCAAGCTGCCTTAGCGCTCGTTCCTCACGTTCTTTCCATCCACGCAGTTCTTCCTTGATTTCGTTCTCATCCAGTTCGTTCGTTGCGAATAGCTTCAGCAGCCGTTTCCGGGCCTCCCGGGCCTTCTCAATCTCTTTCTCAAGGCGCTCAATCTCTACTTCCTCGAACGGTTTTTGCTGTGTTGTCGCCTCACTCTCTTCCACCGCCGCGGCGATTTCGTCCGGCTGATTCAACCAGGCAGAAACTCGACTCCATACTTCGGCGTCCAGTTTTTCCACCGGAATATAATGCCTACATCCAGAAGATTTCGCTCCGGCCGTGTTTTTTCTGCATGAGTACATCAGTATGTACTTTTCCCAATACTTCATTCTACATCCAGTCATCGTATTCCCGCACTCACCGCAGCGCACGAGGCCGGAGAGCAGGTATTTCCTCAGAGGCGTTTTTGCCCACCTGCGCCGCGACTCCTGCAAGAGCAATTGCGCATACTCGAACTGCTCCCGTTCGATAATCGCCGGGATTTGAACGGGAATCCATTCCTCGCGCGGCCGTTCAACCATTCGAATTCGTTCTTCCGGCGGGCGGTATTTGTTGTAAAGCATACCTTCCGCATTCCATCTGTTTTGATAAAACTCACCGATATACGCACGATTCATAAGCATCTGCCGCACCACTTGCCGGTGCCAAACACCACGGCCTCTTTTTGTCGGAATTCCTTCTTCGGTGAGAAACAATGCGATGCCGTTGATGCCTTTTACGCTGAGTTGCTTTCCTTTATACATAGCGTAAGGTTTCGTGAAAAGGTCGAAAATCAGTTGTACGACCGCGGCTTCCTGCTCGTTGATCATGAACGTGCGATTCACTAGATCGTAGTCGTATCCGTATATCTGATAGTCACGCAGTATCTTTCCTTGCTTCGCCCGTTGCCGCCGACCCTCTTTCATCTGGCGCGTGATCTTCTGCTTATCAAACTCCGCGATGGCTCCTCGTAGTTGATAGAACAACCGGCCTTCGATGGTGTTGGCATACTCTCCGTTGACGAAGACGATTTCTACATGCTTCTTATCCAGGATTTCCGTTGCGACGAGCTGAACCATGAGTTTGCGGGAAAAGCGGTCTGGATCCAGACACACGCACCGGCGCAAAAGGCCAGCGCGGGCATCGTCAAGCATCGCAAGCATCCCCGGCCGTTCCAACACTTCCCCCGTGTATCCATCGTCTACGTACAGCTTGATATTGTACTCAGGCAGGCCGCCGTTGCGAATAACACGAGCCACCAGCTCCCGCGTGACATTGGGCACGCCGGCCTTCCTCAAGCCATGCTCAACTTGGTATTCAATGCTCGTCCCTTCTTTGGCTTGCTCTTCGGTGCTGACGCGGACGTAAATCGCTGTCAGCAATTCGTCCGGTTCTGGCGTTCTCCTCATGACGCTCCCTCCGGTATTTCTGGTACAAATAATGATAACAGGAGCGCCTACTTTTGTCAGCGTAATCACCCTCGACGATCTTCACATGCACCTGCGCTCACCTCGCCAAAGCGTATGAGCGCGAGGCTTGGCAGTATTCGCTTAAAAAGCTGGCCGCCTTCTTGAATTGTTCGATTGATTATTTAACGACGAGCAGCAAAACGACAGGAAACAGCGTTGATCTGTACGAACTTCTCAACTCTGAAAACCGCCTAACCTTTGGGGGAAAGGAGATCGACTCTAAACAACGTGAAAAGATCAAAGAGATGATTCGAATTTTATGTGCGTGAAAATGAAAAGCCCGGAAGGTTTCCCCTCCGGAGCAGTTTTTCTGGATCGTGAACGTCAGCGTTTTTCCGATCGAGAAAATGAATGCGGGCCTTCTGGCTGCCGGCACGTTTCAGCTTGCTTCGCACCGCCTCAGCCGTGAACTCGCGGCCAAACCTCCGGGCGAGCGCCTCAGCGTATTGGCGGTATGTATGATCCGGGTTCCTTTCCATCAGTTCCAGCAGATAGGCATACTCTTCGGGTGTCCACGAAACGACGCGCTGCACACCCACACCCCCATTCAAAACAAAACAGCCCGCGATATGCGGACTGTGGTATGTATTGCGACCGAGTCTCCGGAGAGAACATCGGCCACGTTTCAGCCCAGCCATCATAATGGACATGGGCCAGACCCTATGTATGGAATGCGGACTGTGGTATGTATATCGCCCGGCCCCGTTACGCTTGCAAGCAGAGGCGCGGGCCGGGTCTGTTCTTTCGGAATGCGGGCAGGGACTCGAACCCTGCAGGGGCTTTGGCACTTAGTTTATAGTCGCCAGTTTCGGACTGGATGGAACGGATTTAAAGATTTAAACGCCCCGGATTTTCACCGGTATTTCCGGCTTCGTGAGCCCCTTAAACATCCGCATGCCTCTGGCGTTGCGTCTCCTATTCCGCCACCGCATCATTGATTGAATTATACCATTTTCGTTAATTCCGATCAATCGTCTGTTTCACAAGCTGATGCGCCAGCACCGTCACTCCGACCACAAGTACGCCCTGGATGACGCCTTGCAGCAGATCGCCGAGCAGAAATACCGCCAGCGCTATGCCGATCATGAGCAAAATCCATGGAATCAGCCAGTCCGGTACCTTGGGCGTATTCTTCAAAATCAGGCCGATCACGAACAACACCGGCACCAGAATCAGCATTTGTTCCTGGACAAATTGGATGATGTCTTGCATCTCACATCGCCTCCTTCTTCTTTTCGAACAGCCCCAACCGATCAAGCACAACCGCCAGCTGCGCCCGTGTCACCGGACCGTCCGGGTCGAACCGATCCGCAGCGACGCCCTTCATGACACCTATCTCCGCCGCCTTCAAAATCGATTCCTTCGCCCAGTGGTCAGCTACGTCAGAAAATTTAATCATGCGTTTCCATCCTCCTTCGTAAAAGTCCGGTTCCATCACATTCACATCAAGTCGCCCAGGATACGGCAAACCGTCATTGTCACTGGTGTACTGCCATATTGCCCATTCTCGCCAAATGCCATTTTCGCCGGGCTTTTCCGTTTTGTAATGCGCAATCCAGAGCGGCCAACGCGCCAGTTCCGCACCGAGGTAGGTCTTTGCAAATGACGTATACGTGTAGATGATCGGCGTCTCTCCGGTGCGCTGTTCAATTGTTTCAAGCCACAGTTTGCAGAAAAGCGAGATATGCTCTCGACCGAATTTCCCTTCGTTCGTCTCGATGTCAAGCGCAAACGGTAGGTCGTGCGGATAGTTCCGCGTCGTGTTCAGCAGATTCTCGACCTCTTTGCGCGGGTCGTTGTACGGCCGCGCGTAGTGGTAAAAGCCGATCTTCATGCCCGCTTGCCTTGCTCCGGCGTAGTGCCGTTGCATGGCCGGATCCTGGTACGTCACGCCCTCCGTCGCCTTGATGTAAGTGAACCGGACGCCGGCTGCGCGCATCGCAAGCCAATTGATTTCTTTCTGATGATGAGACACATCGATGCCGAGGATATGTTCAGCAGTTCGGGTTTGCACCGTTCTCACCCTCCCTTCTCCCGAAAAGCCGCTGATCGAGTTTGATTAACCGATTTTTAATTTCTTCCCCCAAGGCGTCGATGATATTGAGCAATCGTTGTTCCCTGACGCGGCTGTCCCAAATCACATAGACGACCAATGCTACGAAAAGACCGTACTCTTTTGCTATTTCTGCAATCCATTCCATGCCGACACCCTCCCCATCCATATAAAAGACGCCCCCAATTACTGAGGGCGCCTTTCTCTTTGTTTTTTGGTTTCTTCGACTTTGAAATACACAGTCAACAGCAGCAAACTGATTGCCGTGGTTCCGATGCATGTTGGAACGAACCACCACGGCAGCTCGTTCCATAAAAACATCATGAGGACAAACAGTGGAACGATGATTCCGTACATGAGAATCCACCCAAACCACGGCATTTCGTCACGATTGGATCCCTTAATCACCGTTTCACCTCGCTTGTTGTTGCTGTTGTCTCCCGCGCTCCTCCACGCGGTTGATGGTTTGCCGTGCAATTTGCCGCATTCGCTTGTTCAACTCATCAAGTTGCTTGCGTTTTTCCTCGGGCGTCAAATCGAAGCTTTCCTGGATTTCGCGATACCGTCTTCTCAGTTCGCTGATGTCCGACGCCGCGCTGCGCAGCATCTTTGCCGAACTGGAGACGAACGGATCACGGATGTTGTTTTTCTTGTTCGACTGGTCTTGCCTAGACAACTCGTCAAGCAGTTCATAGAAGTCGTCCATTACCTTTCCGCCGCCCATTGCACCAACTGTAAACGGACTGAGCAACGGAGATTCAGACAACCTTCTTGCCGGATCCGGAGGCAACTGCCCGACGCCGAGAAATTCAAGAAGTTCATCAAGCCCGGCCGTCGCGTACCTACCAAGACCGCCGCCATAGCCCCGAATAAGGTTGTCAATCAGGTACGGAGAATAGTTCGTCGCACGGCCAACAACTCGCGCCGTAAGACTCGTTTGCGGCCCGTATTGGTCCTCTGGCAACAAATCCTGATCGCGACGCGGAATGATCGGGCCACCGGTGAACCAACTGTAATTCGATTGATTCTCAATCCAGGGCGTCAGCGCCGTGAACAATACAGGAATCGCCCAATCCCGGCCAAGCGTTTCCGCAAACTCATCCATGGTCTGCGGGTCGTTGTCGTCCATCCACCGCATGATGTTTTCGGGAATGCTCGAAAACAACGGCGCCAGATCAAACGGCTTCGGAATCCGCGCCACCACGTCCGTACCGGGAACCGCGATCAGGAAGAAGGTGTCCTTCATCCATTGGGGCGCGTTGTCCAGCGTCTCCCGCTGCGTTTCGTTCGCGTTAAACCGATTCCATACGTAAATTGCAATCGTCGGAATTGTGATTGCTGTCAAGGCGCGTACCGTCGTCCGCGTCGGATGATTGATGAACGCCCGCGCAATGCGGTCTTTGCCCTGAATCGTCGAATTCAAAAAGGCAATCATCTGATTTGCCTGCTTCATGTGTGCGCCTCTGCGTCCGAAGTCCATGAGATCACGGGACTGATACGCCGCTTCCTCCGGTGTTGCGCCTTGGCGAATACCGCGCGCAAACTCCCCAACTTTTGTTGCTTCCTCGGAGATTTCCGACATGGCGCGAAGCAGTTTTAGCCAATCCTTCGGATTGACAATGGCGATCATACGGCGCATCCACGGATTTCGTTCGTCATACAGCTCCCGCAACTGTTCGCGCAGCACGTTCCGGTCCAACGAAACGAAGTTGCCGTAACCGCCGCCGGCCCGAATCCATGCGTCGTACACCTCGTCCACACCGGTCAGGCGTTTTCGGAGAACGTGGAACATTCCGCGCGGCAAGTCGATGATCGGATTGTATCCGAACTCCGAGACGACGAACGCCTGAAACTGGTCGCGAATCGGATTTCGAAGCATGAATTCCGGTGTCAGCGTCGCACCGGCGCGCAACCAACTTGCAGGCGTGGACAGAATTCGAACGAGCATACTGGACGATTCTTCGTCCAATTGCTTCATCGCCCGATACAATTCAGGATCCAGCTGGTACTGCACACGCTGGCCGCTTTCGAATACCGTCACGATGTTTTCCCGCGGGACGCTTGTGGCGCCTTCCAAACGCTCGACCCAGCGGCCGGCGCCTTCCATGTTCGCCAGGCGCGCCAGTTCCAAACCGACTTTGTTCTTCTCGACCGCGTTCACCACGGCGAAGGTGTTACGAATCATGGATTCAATTGGGTCGATAATGTCCCGCGTCGAACCCTTCATTCGCTTAATCGGATTGGTCAGATCAGCGAAGCCTTTGCCAGCGCCAGGCTTGAACCCAACCGCGTCTACATCCTCGTCAAAGTACCGGAAGAACGGCACATAGTTCGGATACTTCCGCACCATCGCGTCGCGGGCTTCTCGGCTGAGGATTTGCCCCTCGACGAGCATATCCAGCAAGCGGTTGTTGTATGCCACCAGCTGTTGTTGAATGGCGTCCATCTCCGGCGACTGGTACTTGCGAAGCGTCGCTTCGATCTGTTTGCGCGTGAAGCCCGATTCAATTCCGAGGTTTTCAAGATCAAGCGCATGCCGCGCCGCCGCATAGTTGCCAAGGTCCTTCACCGTCCATCCGGCGCCTCTCAATTGGCTCAAAATACGTTGCAAGTCTTCGAGCACCAGTTGCGCTTTTGCTGGGGCGCCAACGGACAGTCGCGCTTTTTTATACAAGGAACGCGAGGCATCATCCAGTTTGCCGGTAATCTCCTTCTCAGCCACGGCGAGCGCATAGAAACGGTCCACCGCGGACGAGTAAAATTTGCGCCATTGTTCGCGAATCGATGTTTCCGAACGCGCCGAACGGTTGATCTGCCCTTCGAACTGAAGCGCTTCGCCCTGGTCAATCCACCGCGCCACATCTTCTCGCGTCGCTCGAAGCTCCGGCAAAATCTCCTGAGCGCGCGTTTCAAAGAACCGTGAATACCGAGGTGCCAAGCGCTGTGCCTGCGCCGGATCCGTCAGATACAGGCGTATGAACTCCGCTACGCCTTCGTCGAGGATCTGGTCAGGCGAATATGCGTCGAGATTTACAACGCCCGTTTGGCGGACGAGGTTTTCGAGTTCCGGCAAGAAGAACTCGTTTTTTAATCCGTACCGCTTGTCCAGATTATGCCCGAGTTCGTGCGCGATGATCTGAATGTCGTTCGCATATCTCGTGCGAATGACTTCAGGTGTGTATTTGTGAATACCGAGCGTTCCGCGCGGCACGCTTCCTAATCGTCCGGTTCGAATTGTCACGCCGAAGCGTTTGCGAATATTGTCTATCAACTCCTTGCGCGTTATTGGCTGCACATTCGTCCTCGTCAGATCTGGCGCCCGCAGAGGAATCGGCGCCGCAGTCATCGCTTGAACGCCTTCCGGAACGGTTCTCGTGGTTGGCGCAGGAGTTTCCGGAGTTGTCCTCGGCGCCGTACTCGGAGGTACTTCTGGAGTCGTCGCGGGAGGCGTTTCTGCCGCCGCCAAAGCCGTTCTCCGCGCTGTAGGAGTTGTCATCCTGCCGATAGCCGCCACGGCTTCCGCGCGTTGCCTTTCCGGTGTCATGGGCAATTCTGCACGCGCTACAGCCCTCGTCCGCGGCGGAGCGACTTCCAGAGGCGCCGTTTCGATGAGTTCGAGAAGTTCTTTTCCTGCCCGACGACGTTCAAGCGCCTCCCTTGCCGTTTCGATACCGCGTCTCGCGGCGGGCTCGACCACACCGCCGATGATTCCACCGGCACCAGCGCCGAGCAGACCGCCAAGCGCCGCCTCTCGAAGCACGTCGTCTTCGCCGCGCATCGCCGATGTCGTAGCACCTTCTACGGCGCCCGCAATGGCCTCTCTTGTCGCTTCTGCGGCTGCCCTGCTGGCAAGGGGATTGGCAATGCGCGAACCAACCTGAGCGGCCAAATATTGCGTCGCAGGATTGGTATACGCGGCGCCGACGAAACTCTGGCCGATGTTCGCCGGATTCGCTACCACCGCGCCAACGGAACCGAGGATGTCTGCCGCCACGTCCGCCGCTTGACTGCCCGTAGTCACCTGCTGTTCTGGACGCACAGGAGCGCCGCTGAACGCCGCAGCTCCTTGCGATAAGCGCGTCAAGAACCGACCAGGAGCGGTTTCGTAAAACAGGTAATCCAGCACCTCTGCAAATGGGTCGATCGTGATGTCTTTGAGGAATTTTAGAACCGGATTATCCGGGTCCAAGAGTTCGCGTTCCGCCCGACGCTGCTCCCTGGGCGATAGAGACGCGAGTGCTTCGCTCCGCGTCCGAATGTCCTCCGGCGTGATGACCGCACCAGTCGATGCCGTGTATGTCCGTGTCCTCGGTTCCTGCGCAGGCTCGGGCTCGGGAAGTGCGGGCGGAGACGGCTCGGGCTCCGGCGAAGTCATGTACCGCTCGTAATTGTAGCGACCGAGAGTCCTTCTTTCCTCTTCCTCCCGTTCGCCTGCCTGCTGGCCCATGTATTTGGCATAATTATACCGAGGCAACCGGCGCACCTCCCTTTTTATTCGATCGGATAACCATACTCGTCGAAGTACATGCGATAAAGCCTGTTGTATCCATCGATGCCAAGGTCACGAATCAGGTTCGCACGTTCTCCTTGGAAGAAAGCTCTCCGTTGTTCCGGCGTCATGCGGTCAAGGTAAGATACCACTTCGGACACAATGTCATTCGTGGACGTTTCCGGCGCTTGTTGAAGTTGACGTTGAAGTACAGGGTCATACAGCGGTGTTCCAGGTGCGACGTTCGGAATGCCTGCCGGCGCACGTCCCGTCGCTTCCCAAATCCGATAGAGTTCGTCCATCCGTGCCTGTTCCTGGAGACGACGTTCGCGCTGTTCTTCAAGCGCAAGACTGCGCTCGCGAAGCGCTCTGTCCGCTGCCGCCTCAGAGATTTGATTCCTAAGTCGTGCCTGGTCGAGCGCGTATTGCAGACCAAACCGGCGCACGTCTTCGTCGAACTGCATCTTCCAGCGCTCGTCGGCGATGGCATCCCGAGCCATTTGGTAAGCGCGTTCTTCGGCGTAACGCAGGTCTTCGATAAGATCGCGCTGCGTGCGATAAGCGCGCTCTGCCGCCACGTCTTCGCGTTGCGCTTGAAAACCGAGCAAATCCAGCAAATTCGAGAGGTCTGCTTGCCGCGCTTGTTGTTGGAATTGTCGCTCTTGACCCAGAACGCCAAGCAGGTCCATCAGCGCCGCCGTTTGCCGGTCACGCTCCGCTTGCATCGTCTGCATGATGGCCGGCACAACCTGCGTAGTGAGGTACTCGTTCGCCTCTTGTTGAATTCGCTGTGCGCGGTCGCTGAGTCGCGTCGAACGTCCGAGTCCCGCGGCCCCGAGCGCCTCTTGCGCCGCTCTCGTCGCCTGTTGCGCCTGTCGCTGGAGTTGTGCTTGCTGCGCCGTATATTGCGGACTTGCGTAAACATCCATTAACGAAATCGGCTGCTGACCGGTGATGCGGCCGCTGAGCGTCTGCAGCAGTTCGCTGAATTGCTGGTCAACCGGGCTTTGCTGTTGTGGGAAGAGTTCCTGCAACTGCGAACGCAGATCGGTCAATTGCTGTCCGATGTTCGACTGTGTTTGCGCCTGTTGCTGTTGCTGAAGAAACGGCTGAACACCAGAGGCAATAGCCGACGGAGACGCATACGCGCGGTCGCTGATAATTTGCTCCGCCTTGATCGCCGGGCGTCCGTCAATGGTGACGTATCCGTTTTCCCAACCGATGCGCTCGTTGGCGATACCGTACCGGTTCACCAGAGTGTCGCGAACGCCCTGCAAGTCCGTCGGACTCATTGTCATCGTTGCCAAGCTGCCTCACGCTCCTTTGCGCAATAGAAAAACGCCCTATTCGGGCGTCGTGGCAAGTTGTGCTTCGAGTTCTGCTTTTTCGGCCAACAATTCAGCGATCCGATCATCTAATTCTTTCAACTTTTGCCGGGATTTTTCTTTTTCGGACTCTGGAGTTGTTTTGTTTTCGATGTTTGCTTGGTGTGCGAATTTTATTATTTCAATCGTTTTAATTTCGTTATCAATCCATTTCAGTCTGTACTCCGGGTCCACCTTCGGTTCTGCTTTAATGTTATCGCCAGTAGACGTTTGCGGCAAATCGGTCGCCTCCTTCACGGAACCGGTCAAAATCACCCCGTAAGTCGGATCGTAATTTACACCAAGGCCCAACTTTTCCGCCAATGCTCTGACGGGAGCTTGTGTTACGCCATCAATGATTGCGCCTTTTACATCCAATTCTTCACCGTTCAAGGAAATCGGAGTCTCCCCTTGAACCGTCTTTCCAACAAGAGATACCGTTTCGGCACTCGCGCTCGCGGCGAATGCAATGAGAAATCCGACCAACAAACCGGAAATGAATTTTTTCACATCATCCACACCCTTAATAATGGTATTTGATTCCATTATAGAGTTAGAAGATGTTGGTCACAATCCCGTTTATGACTGTGACAGTTTTGTTATCTGCTGTTTCGAAACTTCCGGTTGCCCCCGAAATAACATTTTGTTTTGCGTCCAATTTGTCCTTCAAGGAATCGCCGGTCGAATTGTCAATAAAATTCTCAAAACTAGAAACCTTAACGTCTCCAGTTGAAAAAAGTTCCAAATCCCCTCCGGTTGCATTAATTTGTATTCCAGAACCCGTCGATAGCAATGCTACTTTTTCTACAGAAGTCAAATACATCAATAAGAATTTCAATCCGCTATCGTATATCTCAAAAGTTGGTTGTCCACTCGTCCAAGCCCTTATATCAATGTGTTTGGTTGCACTAGCATAGGCGGCAAACAAATCATCTGAACTGGACATTTCAGCTCTTGGAAACGTCCCATTCGCCGTCGCGATATATGCGCCGAAAATCTGGACCGCCAACAACAATCCCGCCGTGATTGTCCCAAGATTCGCACTGATCGCCGAGAGTTCATTCACGTTGATCTTGTCCGCAGTGACAGCTCCAGCTGCGATCTTATCCGTAGTGATTGTTTCCGACTCAATCACTCTCGCGTTTAATCGGTTGATGTTCAAGTCGTCCAGGTTAGTAAGCAACCATTGCAAATCCCGTTGCAGTTTAATGACATAATCCCGCAATTCCTCAAGAGATGTTATGTTTGGCGCCGAAAATTGCGGCGTAGGCATCTCTCAACCTCCTATCGCTGGATTCTTTGAACACGGAAATATCGCTGCATCCGCTCGATCTTTACGCGGCCTGTCCCGGACAAACGAAACCGCGCCTTATGCGTCATCGGCACGGTGTCAAGAGGAATCAGCACGTTTCGGTTTTGCCCGTAGTCCGCCGCGGTCGTTGGGTCATACGGCACTTCGACGAAATTTTCGCCTTGGTCCGTCGTTGAAATCCACGTTTTGAGTGTCGTTCCCGTGCGGAACTCGCCCTGCAGGTGCAGTTCGAGATATGTCTTCTCCGCCTCTGGCCATCCCTCGTCCTTCGGACCTGTGGTCAGGCTCCAAGGAATCGGAGAGCCATCGTCAGTGTCCCCGTCAACAGGCTTCCAAATCTGGCCGTTCGCGTCTCCCGCATAGACGACGTTTTTGAACCGCACGCCGTAGGTGTATTGCTCGTTCTGCGCGCATACTCTCCAGCGTGCGTACCTGGTGTCATATACAAGCCTCAAATTTGGCTCCTGCGCGTTGTCAAGGCAAAGGCAAAGGTAATACCTTAGCCCGTCCGTGAACGCCGTACAGCGGCTTTCTGCGGCCCTGTTGATGCGGTTCAAATAACCGCGGATACGATCTCCGATAGGCTGCGGCAAACCGCCAGAGTATGCGTACACGTTGTTTTCTCCAAGCCAAATGAGGACTTCTCCGACTTCGACGACGGTTTTCGCGGACACGCAGCCGATGTCGTTCGAGACGGTCACCAGCTGCTGGTTGTAGTAGTTGTTCCCGTAATACACGGCCATGGCGTCTCTCTTGAATGCCGTCACTTGGTCGCGGAAGAACGTCAGCGCTGTGATCTCGCCGCCGTTGGGCGTGTAGAACTGGTCCGTGCCGCTATTCTCCGGCGATGTCCAATCCGTTTCGTCCTGAAACGCGCTGAAAGAAATCTGGTCACCATCGTGGGCGATGTAAACGCGCGTCAGGCTCGACGCGATGAACTTCCCCTTCGGCGCGTCTGATGCGTTTAGATCGGACAGCGTGTTCCCATCCCACACCTTCACATTGTCGGTGCCATTCGTAAGAATCAGCTTGTCGTTGAAGTTGGTCCAGCTCCAATCGGCGTCCGCAAGCCCCGTCGCAATCTGCGTCCACGTTGTACCGCTGCTGTTGTAGGAAAGCACACCGCCGACCGCACGGACCATATGTGCGGTTCCGAACGGCGCCAGAAGCCGAACTTTGCCGGAGCCGGCAGAACCGTATCTCGTCCGTCCTTTACGCACCGCGGCCGCCGGATACTCGTCGAAGTCGAAGCCAGTTTCGTCCATCGTTTCATTGTCGGAGATCGCGAAAAGGGAGACGCCGGTATTGACGCCTCCCTCAAACGATTGCTCGCCTCTCAGTTTTTGTTTTCGCTGCCGCCCTACAATGGCACCCATTGACGCCCGTCACCGCCTTTCTAGTACGGAATCAGGTCCCAATACTTGCCGCCGCTGCGACGATAGCCAACCACACGGCCGCCGCGGCGCATGGAAGTCATCACATCTCTCGCGACGGGATATTCAGGATAATTCCAATTGTAGCGTTTCAAATATTGCTGATACAGCCTCTGGAACGCCGCATCGAATTCCAGTTTGTCGTCGAATTCGCCGCGCGCCTCTGCGATCTTCGCTTTCGTGCCGAGTACAAGCAGTTCGTGGAAGTCCTCTTCAAGATCAGGGACTGCTGAGAGATTTGCCGCCGACAGCGCCGCCGGGCGTTTGTTGTAGTAAAGAATTACCTTCCTCCCTTCCGTCTGCTCCGTCGGCATCGGATTCAAAAACAGGTTCGTGTTCGCCTGAATCGAATAGAACTCGTCCGACAAACTGAACCGCTCATTCGACTCGACGGCCACATATCGCAGCGTTTTGTAGTTCTCACTTCCCGGTTTCGTTTCAATGACCACCTGCTTTACGCCAAGCGGGTCGCAATCGGTAGGCAACGGATAGAACGCGAAGCCGGCCACCGTCGTGAACTCGTACGGCAACGCCTCGTGCGGCACATCCTGAAAGATTTGCCGCTGCACCGCATCCATCCAATCGACTTTGTGCACCGTGGAATAAGAATTACGGTACAGATCAACCTTTTCGAGCAGTTGTTGGACCGTGGGCATGGCCCCCCTCCCTTTCGTTAACTCAATGTAAGCGTTGCCGACCGGACCGTCCCGTCCGTTCCCTTCACCTTGAACGTAAGCGTCGTGTTGTTGGTGAGTTCAATCACCATGCCGCTGTTGTTGGCCGGTGTAAGCGAACTTCCCAAAGATACTTCCGTAAAATTCGCTTTTGTTTGCACTCTCGGGGAACCGTTCACTAGAAAATACTCGTTTCTAGCATGGCTTCTTATCTGGTAAAAGAACGTACTGTTGTTCATGTTCCAGATGGTGACATGGAGCGAATTCGGAAGAGGATTGCCGTTAAAATCCAAAATCCCTTGAGCTGATGTTGTATAGAACTGAAATTCACGGCAATCCACCGCTACCATGTACTCGCAGATGTCGTCCAACGTTTCGAATCGTTCGCCGGTGACCGGATTATAGATTGCGTTGCCTTGCGTCCGCGGAGGGAAGTGGACGGAAACGTTTTTAGGAAACGTCACGACGGGCGCCGATGCATTGGTAAAATCGATTGCATCCGAAGCATTTGAAAACTCTTCGAAGATCACAATCCCATCCGACCGACCGATGCTTGCCGTTGCATCCAGCGTGATGTATAACGAATAGACTCGATTGTCCTTTGTGACGCAGATGCCTTCGTTTTCAATCCGCGTGCAGTCAATACCAAACTCCGTGAGAATATCAATCATTCGGTCGGGCGAATAAAGATTCGACGCCAAGCATTCCCCGTTTTCCCTGAACACCTTCGTGCCTTGGTATTGTTCCATCGTGATGGTGCTATGAACTCCAGGTGCAAACATCGCTCCATAACCGCCAACAAAAAAACCATCTCCGGCGGCGAGGACTTGTCTCTTCGGAATATAGTCCTTATAATCGTTCAAATCCCCGCTATCGAAGATGTTAAATTCTACCTCCCCGAGTCGTGTCGTCAGGTCATCAGCGAAGCGAGTAAATACATTTCGCCTGTTTAGAACTCCTGTCGGATGCGTCCGACTTTCGACGTAAAACATGCCGTTTCGCTCGGTAAATTGAAAATAAAGATCTGCGTTGTACGAAGCATCAGGCGAAAGTCTTTGCAGGTTGGACGGAAGCGTCGTGATGTCATAACGGGCGATGTATCCCTCTGTTTCGCCTCGCAGATAGAGGTATCTCGTGTCGCCTGCGTAAACGACCGCTATTCCTTCGCCGATGCCATTCCCCGCCGAAAAAGTGACTTTGTGCGCACCTGTTTTCCAGTCGAATATACTGACCCACTGGTACGTATTACTACCGCCGTTTGAAGAGTAAACGATTAATACTTCATTTGCTCGTTCATCAATTGTAAATGCCTGAGGGTAAATCCAGTTGTACCCGTGCGTCGTGATAATGTCTACATAAAACGGACCGCAAATCGGAAGTTGCAGCGCGATTCGCTTCTTGTTTTGGTTGAAATACGGCGTTTTGATGTTGTCGATTCTCGAACTCGTTAATGCCGCAGAAATAACCGGAATCTCAGGTGAACCGATTACGGTAACGCCGTCCCCAACAAAAACGATGCCCTCCGTATTGGTCAGCGTTGTAAAATAATACGTCCCCGGCTGGAAGTACACTTCACGCTTTCCCTTCGCCTTCGCGTCATCGATGGCCTTTTGAATTGCAGCCGTGCTGTCTTCGCCCGGTCTTGCGCCGTAATTGTTGGCGAGAATCAAAAGGCCGCTCCAAGACTGTTGCGCCGCCAGACTGTTTGCCAGCGACGCACTCATCAATTCGGTGAGTGTTTTGCCCATGCCTTCACCACCTCATGAAAAAATCGCCTCCCGTTGAGAGAGGCGAAATGATGCAATCGAACTTCGTTTGTTCAAGAAGCTATTGCTCGTCCTGTTCTTCCGGCGCTGGCGTGATCGCCTCGACAATTTCGTTAAAATCGCCTTCCGTAATCCAGCCTTTTGCGAAATAGTTCGCCGCATAAATCCCGACTTGCGCATCGGTAAATGCGCCTTGTTCGAAACCCTGAAGCAGTTTTTCTTTCAAAAATTGACCGAGAATGAACACATTACGACCCTCCCAATCCCGCGATTGCGTTTTCTAATTCAGTAATTTTCTTGAAGTACATACCCAAGAAGTACTTTGCGTTGAAGAGATTTTGTACGCCATTAAACCAAGAATTCGGAAACTGCGCGAGAAGTTCGTCCATTTGCTCTCTTGTCGGTTCATTTCCGGCGCCGAAGACTTGGGTAAGATTTATAAGCAGCATATATTGCACTTCGGTCACTTGCCCGGCAGCTGCCTCGGGCGATGGGTAAATCGTATTGATTTGCAACCTTGTGCCAGAACCCGACGTGGGCCCCGCGTAGGAAGCCCGCGCTGATAAGGTATACCACTCGTTCTTCGTCGGGGAATTTCTAATCACTTCCAAACTCGGATTGGAATAACTAACCAGCCTTAGCGATGACGCCTGATCATTCAGCACGCGCGCTCTCACTCGCGCATAATAGACTTGTCCGTTAATCCACTGCGGATTGCTAAACCAGGCTTGAACGTTTGCAGCTGCTCCCGTCCCGGTAACAGTCAGCGTATTATTCGCCGCCGATAGGGTCGCGTTGACGCCGGAGAATCCCGTCGTCCCGTTGCTGAAATCTCCATTTGTAACAAGGTTCCGTGCTGGAAAATCCGTCGCTTTGAAGGCCAAAACATCAAGCACCACGAATCACCACCCAATTCGTCCCGTCACTTTGCCATATCTCTTGCGTCTGGACAGCCATGAAATATGCGCCGACGGGCACTGAATTGGCGGCGGGTCGGTTCGCAACGGTTGCCCCATACAATTGCATATTACTCCCCGTTAGTTGAACATTAATCGACCCATCCGCGTTTACTGCAAGTTTATTTGTTGGTGTTACCGGATCTTTGATGGTGACATCCGTTGCCGTGACAGAACCGATTTGGATGTCTGTTACCACAGGTAGGGGATTGCTGTTGTCAATCGGCTTCCCATCTTTGTCCGTAATCTTTACGTACGTCATCGCACTACCTCCCAAATACAGAAAAGGAGGCGCGCCTTTCGCGCCTCCTTCTTTCTGCGTATTGAGTTACCGCAAAACCTTCACTTTCCAGTCGCCCTCGTCCAAGTCCACGGCGCCGCCTGTGTTGTTGGTCAAGGCGATGCTAACTTCGTCGTCGTCGCTGACCCATGGCATGCTCGGAATCAGCCCTTGCAGCGAATACGGAGGAGCCACAAGCACAAAATCACCGAATGCCGCGCCGGGAACGTTGAAGGCAATCACGGTCGTCGCGCCGTCGCTGATGGAAGGAGGGTCCGTCTTGACCACCGCATCGGCGACGACTTCCTTGAACAGCGTTTTGCCGTCGTTGAGAATGATAGGCACTTGCGTCATGCCACATCACGCCCCTGCTCCAGCGCTGCCGACAAGACCGCGGTAATCGTAATAACCGACATCGAAGCGCTTGAATCCGAACACGAAGAAGTCCACCGTCTTCGGAAGCTTTTGCGAGTCGAACCATTCCTTCTCGCGAACGAGGAAGGCCAGGTTCTCGTACGATGAGTCGCGAATCACCCAGATGTCGCCTTCAATATAGTCCATGACGATGACTTTGAGCCCCTCGATCACGTTCTTCGTGTTCGAGAGTTCATGCGCTTGCAGGTTCGAGCCGACGATCTCCTTCGCCGTAAATTCGAGATCCGGACCGACGATGAGTTGGTCCGCCCGCGCTTGAATCTTGTGGCCTGCACCGTTCACTTGATTGCGCATTTTCGTCATAGCCGTTTTGAGGTTGGCCGGTGTCAGCGCGCCCGTCGCCAGGTTGTCCAGCACGTCGCTGGAATCCTCAAGCGGATGGTTTGACGCGAACAGCGGCACGCCGTCGTAGCCAACGTTCGTAAAGCCGTTGTTGATCACGTTCGCAGCTTCCGTCTCTTCCGTCGTCCGAAGACCTCGGCCAAGTCCCCGAGCGGAGCCGTCCACGCCGCGGCCGTTGAACACACCGTACAGATCGTCTTTGACGAGCTCCCACGTCACCGTGTACCCGTTGTCGAACCGGCGGGCAACGAACTTTGCCGTCGGGCCTTGGCTCATTTGGTCTTCGTTGATCGTGTTGCCCTCAGTGTTCTCTCTCCACGCCGAAAGGTCACCGATGTGCGGGAAGGATTCTTCCTTCTTGCGCATCCGGCCGACTTTGAAAATTTTCGGATACTGCAGTTCCTTCTCTTTGTACGAACGCCCGATGATTTTCACATGAATGGGCGTCAAGAGTTCTTGGAAGTTGTCGCGAGTCAGTTTCATGGATTATTGTCACTCCTTATCCGATTAGTTTCCCGTGAACACGCGGCTGGTGACAAGCACGTCTGCCACTTTCGCACCAGTGTCCACGTTGCCGACAACTTGCATGAATCCGTTCGTGGTGGTGTCCGCATCGAATTGATACGGAGTGTCGCCAAGGGCATATTTCGTGCCGATGGCCGGTGTCGCACTGCCCTTGTACGGCGCAACGAAAATCGATTTCGGATTGATGTCCACGAAGATCGTCTCGTCCGCGCCGGGATTCGCGCCCGTCACGATGTCCGAGTCGGACACGCCGAGAACCGTGCCGGACGTGGGATTGCTGGCAGCCACCTTTGCCTTGCCCGTATCCAGCACCACAATGTCGCCACGATGAATCGTTTGATTGGCCGCCACCGGGAAACGGCGCAAAATTTGACCGGTTCCGTCCAGAGAACCGCGATAAACCAACCGTCTCGTCAATTTCTATCATCCTTTCGGTTTGTAATACTTCGCGTACTCCGCCACGCTTTCGAAAATTCCCATCTTGACGGCCGCCTCCGCAGCCGCCAGAGCGTCCGGCGGAAGATTGACTTTTTGCTTCACTACAGGCGCGCCGCTAGGCGTCGTATCGACTTTCGCCTTCTGGCGCTGCTGCTGTTTGGCAAGGACGCGCTGTTCGATCTCGCGCTCCATTTCCTTCATGCGCTGACGGCCGCGCTTTGCCATGTACACTTCAGCCAGCGTTTGGCCGGTGCGCTCGGCGATTTCCTCGAATTCCTCGCGGAAATCCTCGATGTCGGCGAAGAACGGATCTCTTTTCAACTCGGCGATTTCCTGCGCGTATTTGAGCCTGCGGATCTCCGCCCGTTGCCGATCCAATTCGCGCTGCTGTTGGAGTTGTGCCATGGCGAGTTCCGGCGCGATGCCCTTTTCCTTGGCGATCTTCGCGGCTTCCGCGGCATCGAGTCTCGCTTGCAAGTCCGCAATGTCGCTTACGCCGACGAGTTTCATCAGTTTTTCGGCAATCGCAGCTTGCTTGCGCAGTTCCGCCATTTGCGCTTGCAGACGCTTGCGCTCGGCAATCACGGCCTTGGCAATCGGATTGTCGCCCTTGTCCTTCTTGGCATCGGACTTCTCCGCATCGGCATCCGCGCTCTCAGGCTCAGAATCGCTTTCTGGAGCGTCTTCCGCCTGACCGGTATCTTCCCCTTCGATCGATTCTTCCGCGTCCTCTGCGCCTTCCTGTGCGTCGTCAGCGCCATCCTCAAAGTCGATACCTTCGTCATCGATTTCGATGTCGTTCAGAACGTCGTCCGCGTCGAAATCGTCGTCATTGGATCCGGTACCGGCGCCGCTGGCAGGTCCATCGTCAATCTCGAACGTCTGTCCATCGATGGTGATGGACCGCTCGCCGGCAAACCATTGCAAATCTAACGTCAACGGAAAATGTTTGATCTTGTCCATGCAAAGAAAACCTCCTCGCCCTTTATCGCGGGGCACTCGAAATGCGATTTTTCGTCAGGAACCGATAACCTGGCTTTTTTGGACGGTCTGTGCTGACCGAGAAAGCGGCGCTCTTGCCCGCGCCGAAGGGCAAACAAAAGCACCCTCCGAAAAGGAGAGTGCGGGAAATATCAAGCGAACCTTTTTCCAACGAAATAGAAGAATCCGTCTTTGCCTCTGACCACCATCGGCCTTCGGCACTCATCGCATGAATAAATCATCAGTTCTTCGTCCCAAATCTCATTAAGCAAGTCGATGAAATGTTCTGTATCGCAACAATTAACACGCACATATCTCCCCACCAACTTGCTTTTTGTCATCACTAACCCTTCTTCCGACGCTTCATCTTGTTAACCGTGGCGTACCCAATCCGCTCGGCTTCCGCTTTCGGAACGCCGCGCTTCATCTCGGATTTCATGATGTGCTTCGCCATGCGATCCTGCTTCGCCGTGAACCGTCTCCCTGCTCCGGGCATCGCTTGTCACTCCTTCTCCGCGGCCATCGCATTACGCACCAGCTCGCGCAGCTGTTCATCCGACGCGCCGCCGAAGAACCGAATTTGCCGCTCCCTGAGAAACGCCCTCAGTTCATCGCGGGAAGCCGTCTCAACGTCGAACGGCTTTTCTTCTGCCGCCGCGGGAGCGCTTTGCGGCGGCGGTTCTCGCTCGCCAACCGCACTGATCGTCAGCACCTTGTAGCTGTGCGCAATCGGTTGGAGCCAGAGAATGTAAATCTGACCGCATTCCGGGCAAGCCGATTCTGAGAACCACTGCGCGTGTCCGCCCCAAAGCCGGTCGTTACCAGCGCCGAACGTCACCCGGGCATTTTTCAGCGGCGGCCGGATGTCCTTCGCCGTAAACGTGTGATTGCAGCAGGTCGTCGTGTTCAAATGCGTAACTGTCACCGTCGATACAACTCCTCCTCAATGTATTCGCGCATGACCAGCGTCGTCGTCCCTTGATAACCGCACGCCGGGCACGTAGCGATGCGATGCTTGCCCCAGCTTCCTTTCCGACCGTTCCCGCGCAGCATAATCGCCTCGCATCGAGGGCAAATCGGATGATCAGCGTAAATTCGCTCGTCGCTGGAGCCAATCAAGGGATGTGCGGCGGCGTGCCGTTTCCAATCATCCAATGTGATCTTCCGCGTCAACACCTCACGCAACACCTCCTATCCGCGGCATTCTCGGGCTTCCTGTGCCCGTCAGACCGCCGACAAGAGGATTGGGCATATCAGACATAGGCGCGGCTCCTGTCGGCGCTCCAGCGGCCCCTGCGGGGCTCATAGCGCCCCCCTGGGAGCGCTGTAATGCTTCCTGAATCATCGCTTGCACCTGGTCCTGCGTCATCGGCGGCTGTTCCTCGATCGGCAGCCCGATGTACTCTTTCAGCAGTTTCCGCATTTCTTGCGGCGTGAGCAGACCAGCCGATTCTTTGATCACGCTGTAGATGAACGCTTTGTTCTGCGGCAGACCGGCGCCAACCGTCACTGTGATGTTCAGCGCAATCTTCTTCTTGATCGGTTCTCGGTTGCCAAACTCATCCGGTTCGCCCATCAGCGGCATGAACTCCGGCGGCTCCGAACCGGGGAACTCGCGCAAAAACGCCTCCTGATAAGAAGGCGTCGCCGGAATCAGCACCGGAATTTGGAGCATGTCGCTCGGACGGAAGAAATCGAACTCGCCCGGCTTTTCGGTCAGCTCGAAGAACTGTTCCTCCGTCCAATGCATCATGCAGAGTTCCAGGCAGTACTCGAACACTTCGGCGAGCGTTTCTTCGAGCAAAATCTTGCTGTGGTTGATGCCGCTCGTCGCACTTTGCTGGAGCGCCAGCGCTTCCGTCGCCGTATCAACGCCCGCTTGTTTTACACCCACCTGCTGGTCCCCAAAGCGTGTCACGATCTGGCGTTCGATGCCGAGCGCCTGGTCGCGACGCTGGAAGATGTATGCTTCCATCCCCGGCGGCTCCAGCCACTTCATGCCGTTCACGTCGTTGGACGGAATCGCAAGACCCGCCTCGTTCGTCAACTTCTCCGGGTCGATGCCGCTGTTCACGTCAACAATGCGCTGCGGATTCCCCGTGAGCCGCGCGTTGATGCGAATCTGGTCGTCCAAATCGTCAATCAGGTCCTGCGTCTTGATCAGCAATTCCGCCGTCGATTTGCCCCAAACCGTGCCTTCACGGTACATATCCGGCGTCGCGAAGTACGGATACCGCGCGTCCGGGAAGATGCGAACGCCTTCTTCTTCCTCCTCCTGCTTCGTATCCCGCAGAATCACGCCGCATCCGCTCATTTCGACGAGTCGGAGCCGCAATTCGCCGTCCTTCGTTCGATACCGCGTGAAGACGAACATATGCAGGTACGAATCGCGGCTGATTGCGTCCACCTTGCCTTCTTCTTCGCCAAAGATAAGCTGCGCCTCCGCCGGATGATAGCCCGGCTCGATGGCGTTGACCAGCTCCTCAGGATAATGCTCCCGGGCGTAATTCAGCGACCTGTTGATGTACTCGATCACGAACCGGCCCTCTTGGGTGCGATAGATGTCTGTCACCGTCGGGTCAAAAAACACATAGGCCGGATTGCACGGTTCTATGCACGGCAGACCAAAGCCGTCCAGCTTGTCCGGGTCAAACAGCACGCGGAAGATGCCTGTGCCGAACTTCTTCCGGCGCCGCTCGTGGATGTCCAGTTTGCGGCGCATCTTGTTTTGCTCCTTGACAAACTCCATCACCATGCGCGCGCGTTCTGCCCAAGGCATGTCGGACGGGCCGCGCGGCTTGGCCTCAATGGCAATGTTTTGCTCGACCAGGTACGCGACCTGACCCTCCACGTTCGGATTGACGATGTTCGTATTGCTGGCCGGATCCGTGTCGCTCTCCGGCGGATTCGCGTCGCCTTCCCAATAGAGATCCACGCGCTCCCATTTGTCGAACAGGCCGCGGTTTTCTTTATCGAGCCACGCCGAGCGGAACCATTCCAGGAACTTGTCTGCTTCCTTGCATTGCTCTTCCGTCATCACATCGACGCGGCGCTTATTCGTGCGGTCGTTCGTGAGAAACGGGAATTCTTCTTCAAACGGGTCGAAACTGGCCACCGAATCACTCCTTTCGCGCAAAATAAAAAAGCCCTGACAACGGCGCTAGGCCATCATTAGGGCTTCGGGAGCCTCTAAGCTATTCCGTTTTGTTTAGCGTCTTGCACCGCGGGCAGATGATCTCCGCGCAGCCTCGGATGCGTCCGAGAAGTTTATTGCACTTGCGGCAGCGGAAGTCGATCATGACGCCGTTCCTCCTAGGGAATCTATTTACTCCTCCAGCTCCTCCAGTCTGCCATTGTCGCCCTTTGGCTTCACCGGCTCATACAGCCCGCGCTTCGTTTTAAAATCCTCGTACCGCGTCTCGTACGTCCGCAGCGGATTGCGAAGGCTCGGTTTTACGCGCTTGACTTTGATCGTCTCCTCGTCCGTAGAGAATGGGGGCGGGATGCTCTTCGCTCTTTTGTCCGTCACTAAAAACGCGCCAAACATCGCCCCAACAGCGAAGATGAGAAGTGCCGAAATCACTTCCGCAGCATATTCCATCCATTCATGGCTTTCCATTCCCCACGTCCCCCTTCGCAAAACTGGCGATAAATCCGCACGCCTCGCAGCGGTAGTGACTCATCCGCGTCGGCCGCATCCCGTCCGCTTTCCAATGCGGATAGCCCATGTCCGTGCGCGACTGACGCCATGAAGTTCCGCCGCACATGGGGCATTTCATTTTCCCCGGTTCCATCACAACACCTTCCTGATCTCGTATTTACTGAGGCCCAAATCCTCCAGCTCCGTCGGCGTGTAAAACTCACCTAGAAGCCGCCGTTTTTCCTTCGGCACAAACCGATATTGCAGACGATTCAGCGCCTGACTCATCGCGTCTACCTGGTCGTCATGCGCGCCTTTCGGAAACGCCGCGCACTCGTCGATGAATTCCTCGACCCACGGTTTGCCGCGCGGCAGATAGACGTTTCCCGCCTCGATCTCCGGCGCCACCGCAGACACGCGAGCAACCTTTCCACCTTCGGGCTGTACGGGCACGAGTCCGCCGACTTTGGTCCGCAGCATCTGTATGACCGCCGGGCCGTTAGCTTTGTCCTCGATGAGCTTCAGCTTCGCTTGCGGCCATTTTGCGGTCATCCGCACAATCGCATCCATCGTCTGCACGATGTCCATGCGGTCGCGCACCTGGTCGACGAGGTACTTATCCGCGCCGATGCGGCCCCATACCTGCCCCACCACGTAGTCGCTTCCGTCGCTGTCTTTGAACGCGCAGTCCCAGCTTTGAATTATCTCGTCAAACCGCATGAAGCGCGGATCGATGTCGTAAAACCGCCACCATTCGCGCTTTAACATCGCGCCTTCTGCGGCGCTCGGACGTTGTTGGTAGAGCGCGTTAAAGAAGTATGTCCCGACGGCTCGCCGCGTCTCCTCCAGCCGCTTTGCATCAAATCCGCCCTCCGGCCAGAGCGCTTCGCCCGGTTTTCGTCCGAGCATGTCGCCATCCTCTGCCAGCGCCGGAAAATTGATCACCGTCCAGCGCTCGCCTTCGTGCGTGCCCTCGGCGATCTCCTCGCGCTCCTTTTGCAGCAACCGCCCGATCAAATCATCCTCGTGCCAGCGCGTCGCAACGATGATGATGCGGCCGTCGCTCGTCAGCCGCGTAAACAACGTCGATTGGTACCACTCGTAAATCTTCTCGCGAATCGTCTCGCTCGCGGCTTCTTCGGCGTTTTTCAAATAGTCGTCGATGATCGCGATTCTTGCGCCGCGCCCGGTGATCGGACCACCGATACCGGCGGCATTCAGCCCGCCGCGATGCCCGGCGATGCCCCAGCTCTCTGCGCTATGGTTGTCTGGGTCGATCTCGACGCCCGGAAACACCTCCGGCCGCGCCGCTAACGTGTCGCGAGCAATCCGCGAAAAATCGCGCGCAAGGTCAATCGAATACGACGCAAGGATGATCTCGTCGTCCGGATTGCGCCCCAGGTGCCACGCAGGAAACTTTTTAGATACGCGCTCGCTTTTGCCATGCCGCGGCGGCATCGTCACGATCAGGCGCTTGATTTTGCCTTCGCTGACATCTTGAAGTGCGCGATCCAGCACGTCCAGATGCTTGCCTGGCGTATCCCGGAACCCACTGTCATAGTCCATGAAGTAGGTGAACGACTGATACGCCAGCGCCTTGCGCACGTCCTCCAGCGATGGCAGGCGGAGAGCGGGGGCGCCACTCTTGCGCTTAGCCTTCTTCGTCGCGCTCATGGCTTGGCTTCCTTCCGCTTCTTTAGCCACGTTTTCCGACGCAACAGACGGCCGCATTCCGCGCCTGGTTCAAGCCACAACTTCCACGGCAGCAATATCTTCCGCCTTTCCAGCGGATCGGCGTTCATCACCAACCGGCACAGCGTGGCGTTGATACGGTTTCTATCGCCACAAAAGATGATTTCCGGGTTCAGATATAGCGGACGTTCCTCCACGACGCGCCCGTGCCGCTTCAATTGTTGCGCGTCCACAAACTCATAAATAATGCCCTTATCCAGCAACGATGTTACCAGCGCCCGCGCCTGCCGCACGGAATACTTGGATGACTCAGCCAATGCGGAAATGGTCATATATCGGCCTTCCGCATCCACGACGGCGTTAGAGTGCATTTCTGTTCGACCCATCACAGACATCAAAAAAGCGAGTTCCGACGTGGTAAGATACTCGCTTTCGATGATGTAATTTAGGTTTTCGGCGATCACCTGCACGAAACCGGCGGGATTGCGCGGCGTCACGTGGACGATCTTCACGTTTTGATCAACGGCCTTTTTCAGTTCCCGCGCCAGCGTGCCGACATCTATTTCATTGTCAAAATCGCGTCGCCTGGCGTTCATCTCTGCGGCCCAAAAAGCCTGTTCTAGCGCGGCTCTACCCACGTTCTCACCACCTTCGGCAGGTAGGAAATTTTTCGCCTACATGTAGGAAATTTTTCGCCTACCTTAAATCGACCACAAACCCAAGCGCAACAAGGGATTTCGGCGTTTTGGGTAGTGGTCTCCTATCTCACTCTGTATATATACCTGCGACGCTATGAAGACATCTGTACAAACTAGCTCGTTTTTTCTTCGTTTTTCTCTGCGCGTGACAAAAGCTGCTCCAACTGCACCAACTCTTCCGGCGACAGGCTGCGCAGATCGTGCGTAATGGTCTGTTTGACCCCGCCGCTGTGCTCGATCTCGTGCTTGTCGCGCCAATTCTGCGGCTGTCTGTTTTTCAACCACGCCATCGCGGCGCCGGTGTCAGGTGCAACCTCTTTTACGACGCGCTTTGTGATGGTCTCTGTGCCGTCTTTTCCGGGCTCAACAGTGATTTCCTCGTACTGGTACCCTTTGGCTCGCTTGTAGAGGCTGGCGGCCACCTCGGCGTCTGCAATCTCTTTGCCCCTTTTTAGGGCGTCGCAAAACTCCGAATATGTATCCTTCCATCGGTAAATCGTTGCTACGTCTACACCAAGAAACTCTGCAAGTTGCGCATCAGTTGCTCCAAGAAGGCAAAACTTATATGCTAAATCGGCATATTCCGGCTTATACTTGCTCGGCCGCCCGCCAATCCCTTTCCTGCTTTTCTTCTCCACATCATCCGCCCCCTCGCGCGCGATTTCACCTAATGGCACTTCGTAAGACAAAAAACCGCACATTTTATCGCTTCGCAAAATTTGTTCACAAATTCGTAACATTTTGTTCGTATTATGTTCGTTTGACAGTCGTAAAACGATGTGGTATGATGAAGCCAACAAAGGCCGACAGCCGACGACAAGGGCGGCGGGCGGAAAGGATGGTCAAAATGAAGAAAATCAAAATCAATTATTACGCCGGGGAATCGAATTACCTGGGTCACGGCCAGCCCATCGCGGTTGACTACCTCATCTCCGACCCCCTCGATTGGGACGATCTCCGGGGAGACGAATTCGACGGCCCGATATTCGGGGACGACACCGCCGCCGATTTGATCCGGGTTGGCGGCAAATATCACCTGTACGCGGAAATGGAAAATCCCACCCGGAGCGAGGAAGACGAGACCGCAACTTTTGACAAGCTAAAAGCAGAAATCATCGAGCTTGCGAAAAAGGTTGGCATTGATCCGAGCCGACTTGTATTCCCGTATGACGACCCCGCCTGACGAGTCCGCTGGTCACGGACGAAACCGGGTTTATCCCGGTCGCGGGAGACCGCACATCATGGCCGACAGCCGACGACAAGGGCGGCGGGCTTGAAAGGAGAAGGAATCATGGTAAAGATTGCGATCAAGGTGCAAAACAGCAAGGTTTACGGCGAAGACGAAAAGGGAACCTGGGAGGACTTGCTGGAAGAAATGGCGCTGAAAGTCGAAGGGTGGGCCGGCTACGACGTTGACGAGTCCAGCTACATCGGCGGAGCACGGCACATGCGGGGAACACTAAACGATGAAAACTTTAAACCGATCTACACCTTCTACGCGGTTGTAACGGCTGAATGGGGCGAGGCCGAGGTCGGCAGGCTTCGGGGAGAGTGACTTGACCGCCCCGGCCCCACAAAACCACCCGAAAGGACGTTTCGATATTTAGCCCGCCTGACGAGGCCCGGAGCGGACCGGGCCGAAACCTAGCCGCAGCTGCGGCGATGGTCGCGGGAAGCCCGCAACATAAAATCCAAGGAGGAATTATCATGAACATCATCAATCTCACCCCCCACGCGATAAACGTTGTAAAGGATGACGGCACGATCATCGCGTCGTTCCCGCCGTCAGGGGCGGTGGCGCGAGTGGACACGATCACGGATGACCTCGGACCTCTGAACGTGCACCCGGACATTCCGGTCGTCGTCCAGAGCTTCGGCGCGGTGAAGGGTCTGCCGGACCCGCAGCCGGACACGATCTATCTCGTGTCGATGGTTGTCGGGCAGGCGGCCGGACAAGATCGGGACGACCTGCTCGGACCGGACACTTCGCCCGCCGGAGCGGTGCGTGATGCGGACGGCCGGATTATCGGAACCCGGCGGTTGGTGTACTACGGACGGGTAAACCCGCGCCCTTGAAACTGCGGGAGCGGGCAACCCGCAACGCTGTGCAATGCCGGTGATCCATATTGCGGTTGAAAGTGATACACATTCTAAAGCCACCATCCCAAACATTTGTTAAGGAGGAATCCAAATGGGAAAATACGTTGTTGAGACGAACGGGTTGATTATGCGTCTGCCAAAGGTGCTCGAAGTGGAATGCTCCACTTCTGAGGACCCGATCAAGAAGGCGCGGCAAACTCTCGCCGATATGTGCGTTCGTGAGAATGCGTCTTTCGCGGTTGGTCGGGCCGGTGCTTACCGTCCGACTCCCCCGGGTACCGTCTACCTGCCGCCGGATGTGGCGGAGGCGCTGAAATTCGTTCTTGCCGGGAACGAGAAAATGTCCGAAAAACTCGTTCTCCGAATCGTTATGAACCCTGAGGCGGAAAAACGCATGGGGTGGGACGTGCTTCATCGCTGGGTGAAAAGCGACATCGGAAACATCATTCTCCTCATCGACGCTATCCGGGACGGTTTCGATGTGGAGGTACGCGGAGCGTACCAGTGAAAAACTGTCGGCGCTGAACGAATGAAGCCCGCCGATCTCGCACATCGGCAGGCTTCGGGGAGAGTGACTCGACCGCCGCTCTCCCCTCCATCATATCACATTTGGAGGGATTTGCACATGGAAAACATCAGCGTCGTCGCCGTGAAGCAGGTTCGGGAGCGGACGCTCCCCTACAACGTTCGTCCCATTCGCCAGCCCGAGGATGCTTATTCGATCCTTTGCGAAGCGATGGCACTGCACGAGGAAGCCATCGAAAAGTTTGGTGTTCTGCTCCTGGACACCAAATGCAACGTGAATGCCATCCAGATCATTTCCGCGGGGACCTTGGACCAAACGATCGTCCATCCGCGTTCCGTCTTCCTTGCGGCCGTTCTCGCGAATGCTCGGCAAATGATCCTGTTTCACAACCACCCGAGCGGAGACCCGAAAGCAAGCCGGGCAGACGTGGACATCACGCTCCGTCTCATCGACGCAAGCCGCATCATGGGCATTCCGATCATTGACCATATCATCGTAGGTGACGGAACATTTTACAGCATGCGAGCGCACGGCGACATGCCTGCGCCGGAAGGGGCGGCCTAATGGACGTTGAATCATGGTTCCTGTTTACGCTGGCGCTGTTCGTAGTCCTCGGCGGGCTGACGCTCATTGCGTGGTTCGCCGAGATGCTGGAGGATTAACGAAGGCTAGGCCCAGTCCCGTGAAAGCCGGGACCGGCGGGGAGCACCCCCGCCGCGGCGCTCAACCGATCGTACCTATGAGGAATGCGGCCTGCGGCCGTAAAAATCAATCAAAAGGGTGATGTTGGATGACGTTGTTTCGGAAGAAGTTTCCCTCCTTTCTGGAGGGACTGCATGAGCTCATGCAGGTTTGCTATTCTGCTCGTCAGTCTCTCAGCCACAACCTCGGACGCTCGCCTGCGTCTGAGGAAGAAGCGGTTTCCGCGCTGGCGATCAACGCAGTATGCGATCGCCCGACCGGAAACGGCGTAGATTGGGCGCGGTGCAGCTTGTCCGTCACCGCCACGGACGTTCTTTACCGTACCACGGGCGGACTTGAATTCGGGTGGAGTCCGCTTCTCGGCGGCGGCCAGACAGATATTTTTGATGGTTCGTTCGAATTTCTCATCATCTATCCGGGGTGTGTGCCCGCTCCGCCGCACTCCACCTTGCGCAAGAGTTGCGCAGAGGCCGGTTGGGAGGTGGTGGAACCGTTGGAACAGTCCGAGGGCTAGGGACAAGGCCGTGAAGCCCGGCGCGGGGCCGCGGCCCCTTCCGCTCAACCTCGAAAGAGGAAATGAATAAGGAGTTGATTCCAATGAAAATTGGGCTGATTCGCGGCCGGCATCCGCTGCCGGTCGAAAAATGCCTGATCGAGCAGGCAGAGGTGCCGTTCGATCAGGCGCATCGCATGGCATATGACGCCATGCAGAAGCTGCTATCGGAACATGCCGGAGATGTCGATCTTTACATTACCGGCCTTAAGCGCGCCACGTTGGGCGCCGTCGCAGGCTGGATCAATCACTACGACCGCATCGAGCCAGCGGAATACAGTTCCGCCGCTCCCGAGTCGCGCACGCTGCGGATCTGGGAGTATAACGCGGTAACGGGGCAGTACGAATCCGTCATTGCATTCCGGTCCGGGGCAATCATGACGGAAGTCCTTTACTGTCAGGGCTCATACCAGTTCGTCTGGGGTACATATGCCCTCATGGAAGGGACGTGAGGCCTCTCCCATGTTTTTCACAAGTAAGGACATTATTCGCGGAGGAGGAATTAGACATGGCTAAAACCCACACCGGCTTTCGCATACGGCCCGAAGTGCTTGAACAGTTGGACGCCCGAGGGCCTCGATCCACGATTGCGGATCGCGATCTGGAACGCCTGTATGCGCTCTATGCCCGGGCGCTCCAGCGCGTCGTGCCGTCGTTCAGCATCGACGAACTGTGCCTCATCGTCGATGCCCTGAATGGCACCCTGCACGACGTTCGCAGCGGCGTGCGGTTCTGGATCGGCGTCGAGGATTCCATCGAACTCGACGGACTCGCCCAAAAATGGAACGTCGACGCTCTGGCACTCATGGAGAAACTGCGCCCGCTCGACGAACTGACCTGCATGGCGATTGTGGACGCCGCAGAGCGGTTCTGGTGCGGCGAGAAGTACCGCAACATGGACGTGCATGAAGGTGTGCGCGATGCGTTCGGAATTAGGAATACTTGACGCGAAACTGGAGGCGTTAGAGCGGCGCATATGGGAAGATGTGCGCCGCGATTGGGATTACGTGGATAAAATCCACGTCCAGCAGGAAGACTTCGACGCGCTGAAACGGGTGCGCCTCTCGCCGGAGGAACTATCTCCGGTGCTGGAGGCGCTGTTTCGGCCGGAGAAACGCATGTTTCTGGATGACATCGCGCTCATCGTAGCGGCGGATGAGGATGTGCGCCGGATTATCCATCTGAAATACCTGGACCCGGAAAACGCCGTCCTTTCCGCCTTCGACGGCGACGGCAGGTTGTTCGGACGCATCGCCGTCCACGTCGAGGGTGATGATGTGCAGGTGAAACCGGACAGCGTGGCGCCGTTCGGGCTTCGATACGTGGACCGGTTCGCGCGGGAGTATTTGGCGAAGTACGAGCCGACGCCGGACATGTACCAAGGCGGCCGGGTCACGAATGCCGCCGTCCGGAAACTCATGGCGCAGCTCCATGTGCGGCTTTCCGAGCGGATGCTGCCGCGGCTTGAAGAATTTTTTTTCTTTGTGCTCGCGGCGATCCATCGGGTTCTGAACACGCCGGTCATCGTGAAGCCGGCGCCGTACTCGGAAGACGCCTCGCCGCAGGAAGTCGAGGCATTGAATCAGCGGCGGCCGGCGGCTCTCGGACCGCGTGCGCCTTATCCACGGTCGCTCCAGCGCATCATCTATGCGGGCCGTCCAGCGCCGCAGAAACGAGACGGTCCGCGGGTGTACGTCCAGCACGTCGAGTCCTGGAAGGTGCGCGGACATTGGCGCGTGTATCGAACGGGAAAGCGCGTGTGGGTACGGCCGCACGTAAAGGGGCGGAAGTCCGAGAAGTTTCGGCCGCTCGGCGCTGACTATATTTTGTGAAAGCGAGGGGTGGACGTGCCGCCGCAACGCGGACGTAATGAGGAGTAATGGAAAACGAACCTGCATCCTACACCAGGAACAGGTTCGTTTCTTTTTCGCGCCGGATCTTCGCCCGCGCCCGCTCGACATATTCCTGCACCGCGCCCTTTGCTAAGTGCAGCTCCCGCGCGATCTCCCCGAAACTCATCCCGTCAACCACATGCATTACGAAACATTGGCGCTCGCGCATAGTCAGATCGCGCATCGCCTCTTCGATACGAAACCGATCATCGTCTGTAAGCCCCGCTGTGATCGTCTCGCGCTCGATAGACCAGCCGTAAGGGGAATGATACCGGTCCAGCCATTCGGGCGCCCACGGGCGCTCGTAGCGCCTCTCAACGCCTTTCAGCGATTTAGGATTGCGCCCTGTCTCCAGCCACTGAAGCGCGAACTCCACGTCCCCGAGCATGCTGCTGATGATTTCGCGGTCTGCCGCATCCTTTGTTTTCTCTCTCAACTTTTGCAGTCCGCGACGCGCAGCCCGATATTGTGGTATGAGATCGACCACTGATTCGTTCCAATGCCCGACAGCCATTCCCCGACCCCTCCCCTGTGGTATAATAGGGTTAGGGAGAACATATTTTCTTTGCCCCGCCGACCAGCTGAGCCGGCGGGGATTTTTTATCTATGCAATACTTCTTCCAGTGGTGTCACTCCACCGTCACTCCGATTTCGCGGAGGATGTTGCGGGCACGTTGTCCATAATCACCAAGCACCATTGAAACGCCGTTTATTTTGTTCATGCTTGCATAAAACCGCAACCCCTCGATCAGCTTTTGCCGCTCTTCTCTCAACCTCCGGTTCTCCTTCTCCAACTCGCACAACTCCGTCAAATGCGCGTTATGCGCGGCGCGTTCTTCGGCGTATTCTTGCTGGATGCGGTCAATTTCATCTAGCATCACGCCAACCGCTTCAAATACCGTAAATTGCGGAAATGAGTCCATTTTCCCTTCGTGCCATTCTCGTATCTCAGCGATCTTCTTTTTCCGATTACTCATCTTTCTATCTTCTCGAATCTCCGCGATCTTTTGCGCGGTGTCAGACATGGGCATCAACCTCCATCACCCTTTCAACGTCCGACCAATCACGAACAAACGCTACTTTTGCACCGGAACTTTCGAGTTGTTCCATCCATTTCTGCCTTCTCGGAATATAACCTTGTTTGCACACAATGAAGTAATATGTTCTTCCTTCCCGAACGCAAAGAATTTCAGAAACGCTTTTTGAGCATTTGGGAAGCATCGGAATCGCATAGGTTTTGGGCAATCCGTTCAACTTATCAATCATTCACCCATCACCGCCAGAAGGGCGGCTTTGCAGATGGCTTCGGGGGCTGTTTGTGCTTGATAATCAGCGGGTTTGTGTCCATCATCGCTGTGCCCAATGACGCAATAAAATGACCCGCTTAAAGTCTTTTCAATGCATATCCGGCGACCTTTTATCTCCTCCAAAACCTCAAACGCTGCGGCTATGTCGGTGGACGGACTAAACCAACGCGGCCAGCATACTTCCTCGCCATTAACTTCCGATACCCAGTAGCATTCATCGCCGATGTCCTTCTTCTCCGCCTTGAAAACGGTTCGCATAACCAGCGCATCCAATTCCCGCCCCGGCTTCATGGCCAACACTTCATCACGTGTCATGGTTCGGTTCCTCCCAATGACCATGTTCCTTCATAATCTCAATGACTTGATCAGCATACGGCTCATCCCTATTAATGACGAGGTAAGTGTTATTATATTTCCTTCCTTCTTCTTGACGGCGTACTGCAATATCTCGAACGATTTCAACTAAATTGGCTATTTGCGTATCTGTCAGGTATCGAAGGTCGTCATTTTTGATAACGGTATATTTATTCATGGTTCTGTTCCTCCAGTCCGGCCAATTTAATGTTGTACCATTCGAGAAATATACAGTTACTTTCGTAATGCATTTTGGACATAATACCGTTGGAACACTCGTCGTTTGATATTTTTCGCCGCATTTCCAACAGATTGATGTCACGCCGTTTCCTCTCCTTTCAGCAGTTCGGTTTAAGGTTTAATACTGATCTCGCATCCGCAACATGGGCATTCAATCCGTTCCACTTTCGCCGCATTGGCATTTACCGGAGGCAACGCATCGGTGCAAGGTTCGCAAAACCATCTGTTGGCGGTACTGAGATACTTGCCTTCGCGGGTGCCGCAAATCACACAGGTTTTGTCTTGTTTCGGTTCGGTTGTGGTGGAGAGGGCTTCACGGGCAACTTTATTCATTTCTTGACATGCAGTTAATTCGTGCAAGTTCGGATCGTCAAAGATTTTCGTTATCTTCTCCAACGCCGCCCGCAGACGCTGGACTTCGGTGTTGTCAGCATCGAATGCGCCGGATTGGATAGCGTGCTCAAGATTCTGCAACGCACGTATTGCCCCGCCGTGAAACTCCTTCATGTGCCTTGTCATTACTGCATCCTGTTGCCGCTCTGTTATGCCAATTTCGCGTCGAATGTGTTCCAACACCGCTTTCTTGCTCAGGTATTCACTCATTGGCGTTCGCTCCTTTCACCTTACGTTTATCGCCCAAACTGTAATCGCGCCTCGTCCGGGCTTACCGAACGTGTAGCAGCCTTTGTCACCGTCATAATCGCAATCTTCAGGCGGAACAGGATACCATCGGACATATTTCTCGCGGATATTTTCCGGTTTAACTTTATCTGCAAAATCGTACCCATCGCTTTCAAATTGCGCGGTTTCCAAAAATTCCTCTTTCGTGTACTTCGATTTCGGCGCAACGATGTCGGTCACATAACAACCGTCGTGGAAAAACATGAAGTCAAATTTGCTCACTTTTGTTCGCTCCTTTCACATCTCACATTTCCCTGTAGGACAGTCGTTCCCGTAGGCAGCGGATTCGTCGGATATGTTCAGCAGTCGCTTCAAATCTTCTTTTCTGCAACGCTCGCATGCCAAGATTTTCTTTGCATAGTGGTTGGTTGGCATTTCCGTCAATTCGCCGCCGCAACGTGGGCAATATTCGATCATCCCTTTCCCCTCCCTCAAAACAACGTCAATTGCTCCTGCTCCGGCACATACGGTTTCGCGCGCTTGTCGAATTGCTCCGCTATCCAACGCCCGCAGTAATCGTCCGCGCGGAAAAAGACGATCTCGTATTTGCCGACGATGTGCCGGGCGACCTCGCGGACGGGTTTTCCGTCCAGCATGTGCGTCCAGTCGCCGGGCGGCTGCGCGAGGATTGCGCTTGCCATACACGCGGCTTCTTCGTAGGTGATGGTGCGCATCTATACCATCACTGGATCCGGCACCGGAATTTTCTCGTAAATCGGACGCCATAAGTGCAGACAGTACGGATGGTTATTCACGTAATCCTTCTTCGCCGGATGCAGTTGCATCACAACTTCATCGTCGTGGAAGAAAATCTCTTTAATGGCCTGCATCTCTTCCCATCGCGGGCAGCGCTCCGCCGTGCTGACGCTGACATGTTCCCATCCGCCACCGTTGGAGACGATGACCGCAAACTCCAGTCGGCTCGTCGGCAGTTTGATCTTGAATGCGCCGTTATAGTCGTCGCCCCAACCGGCGAATGGATGCTCCACGCGCTGGATGGAGACGGCGGGCGACGTGTTCAGTTTGTTGAGGTTGCGCACGTCTTTCACCCCCTCAAAACAACTTCATCTGCCCGCATTGCATCGCTTCGGCTGCGACCGGATTAATCCAGAGGACTTCCGTCCGAATCTGTCCTGCTTCGGCCAGCGCTTGCTTTTCCTCGCGGTGCCAATGTTTGAGCCGTTCATCATATAGCGGATTCGCGTATCCGCTTAGAAGCACCGGTCCTGTATGGGCGTCCAATACGTCGAGCAGTTCTGCGTGGTCTTCGTCCGTCATCTCGTGCTTGTACATGCGGCCGGACCGTGTTTCAAGCGGATAAGGCGGGTCCGCATAGATCAGCACATCATCTCGCCGGTATCTCCGAATCAGCTCAAGTGCGGGCTGATGCTCGATTTGGACCAATTTCAAACGTTCTGCGATCATTCCAATCCTCTCAGGCACTTCGTTCCACGCCTTCACCACGCTAGGCCCACTGTGGTCGATGATGTGCCGCCATCCCGTGCGGTCGCTAGTCTTTGCCCCGCGTGCCATCCAGCACCGCACCAGGAACCGACGCGCACGCTCGAGCTCGTCCGTTACGTCCATGTCGTAGGAGTCGTAGTATTCCTGTCTGCTGTACGGCGTACAATAGACCAAGCGTGCCAGTTCGTCTGGGCGGTCACGGATCACGCGAAACAGGTTCACCACGTCGCCGTCGATGTCGTTGATCGTCTCCAGCGGGCTTGGAGGCTTGTTGAAAAACACCGCCCCGCTGCCGAAAAACGGTTCCAGGTACGTCTGATGCGGCGGCATGTGGTCGATGATCCATTCGGCCAGCGACCATTTGCTTCCGGGATAGTGCAGTATGCGGGGAACGCCCATGCCTTTCACCCCTCCCCCGTCACATCCACCGTAACTTCTTCAATCCCGTCCCATAATTCGCGTATCTCTTGCGCTTTCGCCACCACGGCGGCCTTCTGCTTCGGTTGCAGTACAATGTCCATCGCTTCGCCATAGTGCTTTTCAGCCAACCGATACGCCCGCGTGTGAAACTCATTCATCACGGCCCAAAACTCGCGGTATCCGAGCTTCTTCATCCGCTGGTAGAACGCACGTTTTTCTTCCCGGCTCATCCGTGCCGTCCCTCCCAATCAATCGCAGAAACGTCTCCAGCGACATCGCCACCAGCCACGGCTTTCTGTCAGCCCGGAACGCCACCACATCCGGCTTTTCCCTCTCATCCTCCAGCCAGCCGTATAACGTCGAAAATCCGCTTCTGCGCCGCTTTACCTCCGCCCGAATAGTCCCTATAGGGGTAGGCACCAAAACGTCGTTCTCGAAGCCATTCTGTGCGCCAGAGAGGGGGATGCGGCGGCCGCCCACCAGTTCCGCGAACTCCCGCTCGCCGCGAAGTCCCTTGTCACGGCTTTTCTTTCCCACGCTTCACACTCTCCAATTCCGACCGGAGCCTTGCGATCTCCCGCGCCACGATGCTGGCGATGATTGCGGCGCCTTCTAGTGCTTGCCGCAGCTCAGTGTTTTCTGCTTTTAGTCGCTCAATTATTCGCTCAAGCTGTTTCTTCGTCTCGTCACATTTCTGCTCCAATGACGTGATGTACTGTTCTTCGGGGTACGAGCGGTATTTGACCGTCTGCTCGCTCATCGTCTGTTGCCCCCTTGATCATTGATTGCCGCATTCCTCGCGGATAATCTGCTTTAGTTTAGCTAGTGCATATGCTTCAACGATTTCGCTGCGCTGGAATCGCATCATCTGCTCCTGCGCCTGCCGGAATCGATAATCGAGGCGCCGCACATCCTCGCGGATCAGATGCTCCCATGAATCCCATTCCTCGACCATTTCGCGATGACGTTGGTCAATTTTCACGGACGCCCCTCCGCTCCAATGCCCTTTGCATACGGTAGCTGGCGGCTTTGTTCTCCACGATTACGCTGACTTCCAGGATGCGGTCATGGATTCGCTTTGCCGCGATTTCATGTTCCGCCGAGGACTTGTCCGGCATGAAGCGATACAATAGCTCTGTCGGCGAAAAATTCGTGGTGAACATCGTCGGCTTCTTCTGCCGGTATCGCCCGTCGATGATGCGGAACAGCACATCCAGCGTCCAGTCGCTGACTTTCTCGGCGCCCAAATCGTCCAACACAAGCAAATCACAATGTTGCAATGCGTCCATGATCTCTCGCTCGTGCTCTTTTGAGTTCTGGCGGAAGGTGGAACGAATACGCTCAAGCAGCTCAGTCATCGTCTGGAAAACCACCGTTTTCCCGCGCTCTTTGAGTCGATGGCAGATTGCTGCGGCCAGGTGGCTTTTCCCGTTCCCCGGAACTCCCCAAATCAGCAGCGAATCGCCGCCGTACAGTTCAAATCGCTCGGCGTAGTCTTCCGCAAACCGAAACGCCTTTTCCGAACCGGGGCGCATCGTAAACGTTTCGAACCGGCAATCCTCGAAACGTTCGCCGAGCGAGGAGATCGAAAATTTTCGCTCGACCTCCGCCTTTTTGTGTCGCTCCAGCGCCTCATGAACCTCTCGCTCCCACGCCTCAACCTCGCACCGACAAACGGGCTGAACGATCTTCTCAACGCCCAAGATGACGAGTCTCTTTTTCGGCACGATCTGCTTGCAATAGGGGCAAACATGCCCCCCCTCAATGTGAGAGGATGTCGTATTCTCCAAGGCTTCGCGCAGGGCTTGCCCAAGGCTTTGCACGGTCCTCCACCGCCTTTCTACCAGCGTTTAGATAGCTTTCGAACTTTGTTCCAAAGAGCGTTTCAGGGCGAAGGTATTGTGACATCTTCGGGTCGTTGCCCCACTCTTCCGTCTTGTTATCTATGACGCGTTTGAAGTCATCAATCCGGAACCCTTCGCGCCAACGGGCCCTGATGAGTGATTGCGTCGCCTTAGTCGTCGGTCTGAACGATGAACCGGTTCGCTCGTTCAGGTACGCGACGATTTCGGCATATGGTATATTTTCTTGTTTAGTTTCGTTTAGTTTAGTTTTATTAATGTGCTCGTTTTGTGCCTCGTTTTGTGTATCGCCTTGTGTATCGTTCTGTGTATCGTTTCGTGTATCGTTCTGTGTATCGTTTTGAACCAACGAAATGATTCTGTATTTCCCGGCTTGGTTTACCCTCTCCGATTTCTTGTAATCAATAAGCCCCTTCATCTTAAGGAATGACCGCCAGCGATCCAGTTTAACTCTGGACAATCCGGCCTTGGCCTGAAGCGTTGTGTTGGCTACGGTGAATTCCTCCGGCCAGCCCGCCTTGTTGCATATGGCAATCAACGCATGCCATAGTGCAATGGCGTCGCTTGGGCAAGGATTCGACTCAAGCCAATCGTAGAACGCATTCAACTCCTTAAGATAATTCATTGGCATCACGGCCTTTTTGCGTATTGAATAATTGTGTCGGTCAGGAAATCCTTTTTGCCTTGGTTGCAATCGCGGCAAGCTGTCACAAGGTTTTCGGGAATATCCTTGCCGCCCATCGCTTTTGGGATAATGTGATCTACTTCGAGCTTAACCCCGTCGTCTTTCGGATTCCTGCCGCAATAAACGCATGTGAATCTGTCTCTTTCCAAAATCCGAAACCTCAAAGAAAGCCTGCTATTATCCTTGGGTTGGGAATCTTCCTCGTTCTTGATGGCTTCCAAACAAGGTTTGCAGTAAACGTGGAAGCCATATTTGAGTTCAAACCAGTAAACACCCTTTTCAGCAGAACACCTGGAGCACGTCACCCCTTCATCCGCTCGGTTCAACGTTTCCCTGACTTCCTTTTTGCTGGCCGACCTCAACCATTCTTTCAGCTCTCTTTTGGCTCTCCACATTTTCCGCTCCTAAACTCATTCCTTTTTTGCAACAACCATTCGCGCCCCTCACGCGTATGATCCGCCCAATAATGGCAGGTTCGGGAATCGGTGGGAGGGCCGCACAGGATCACAATATCGTGTTCTATCACGCCTCCCTGACCGAACTTCCACCGACGTTCAACATGCGCTGCGTCGAGCGTCCACACTTGCCCAGGTCCCCTTCCGCACCGTTCGCAGCGACCGCCGGACCGTTCCCAAGCCCGTTGGTACACTTCCTTTGTCACCGCCCCGCGCTGCTTTGCGGTCTTTTTCAATCGCTTATGCTTCGGTTTTGGGACTGGTCGGTATTCGAACATCCCCGATCACATCCGCCGCAAAGTCAATTCGCATTTTGAGTTTCAGCGCGTGGATCTCTTCGGTGAGGCTGTCCAACGCGTTCCTCCATCTGCGCGAATCCTCGTAGGCTTGTGCCTCTTTCTCTCGCAGTTCTACCACAGCCAGTTCCGCGTAAGCCTCTTTGTTGCGCGGCGCTTCGATGTAGGCTTTTGCGTACTCTCGTTTCCGTTCGGCGTAGATGCGTTTGTATTCACCGTCAAGGTAACTGGACAACCTTCCGACGTAGACCATGCACCTTGCCAGCAATTCAATCTTTCGCATCAGCGCCGCCGGATTGTCGTTCGGGAGACTGTCCGCCTCCCGGCGCAACCGCATAATTTCGCGTGTGTGTTGCTCGATATTCATCAGAACGGCACATCCTCGAACGGGTCAGTCGGCGGCAATGTGGATTCCTCTGTTTTCCGATGACTTTCGGAGCGTTCCATGAACCGCACGGTATCCGCCACAACTTCCGTCACGTTCACCTTGCGCCCCTCGTTATTCTCGTACTGCCGCGTCTGGATGCGTCCCTGAACTGCCACCAAACGCCCCTTACCCAAGTAATTCGCGCAGTTTTCGGCCAATTGCCGCCATGTTACGATGGGAATAAAGTCCGTTTCTTTCTTTCCGCCGTTTTGGAACGGGCGATCAACCGCCAGCGTGAAGGTTGTTACGGCCACGCCGTTAGGCGTGTACCTCATATCAGGATCACGTACCAGTCGCCCGATCAGCACCACGTTGTTCATTCCGTCTCGCTCCCCTCGTTTTTTCTAACAACGCCTTGGCGAGTATTTCCTCCATCTGGCGGTATGTCATTCCCTTTTCCTTCTGCCGAGCCACCCACTCTTCGAAGCCTTCCATGCTCCCTTTTCCGATTTCGTATTTCGCTTTGAGCGTGGCGGGCGGTTCGGACGGTTCATCACCCTCCTGCGATGCGTTCCGTCTGTCCACGCCGCTGTCGGACTCGGGATCGTCGCCGGTCGGGATCATGAACGCCTTCATCAGCGCGTACTTTTGCGCCCCAGTAATGGCTTTGTATGTCCCCTTATCACCGGCGTCTTGCCCCTCGCCGTAGGTCATAAACGTGATCGTCTCGCCGCTGTCGCCGTCGTAGAAGGTGAACTCCACCCCGACAGTGACGATGTACTCCGTCTTCCCCTTCGCATTAACGTGCTCGCGGACCGAATGGCTTTTTACGTTCGGGATCATGACGACGTTCAGTTCTGCCAGCACTTCCCGGACGTGTTCGTTTACGTCGGCTTCCGTGGCGTAGGCGTAGCGGTGGAAGTCGTTGAAACCAGCCTTCCTGATGTACTTGACTCGCTTCATGACTTCCGCCAGTTTTGAGACGAGCGTCCTTTTCTCGCTCATAAGTCAATCTCCACCTTTTCGGGTTGTTCCTCGATCACGACGCCTTCAATGATTGCGCCAGATTCGAGGTCAACCAGTTTTCCGTTGATGTACTGCATACCCTCGGCTTTTTTGATCGCCGCTTTATCCGGTTCTTCTTTCACGCGGATAAAATGAGTAAGTCCTTGGCTTTTCAGGCTCTCCAGCAGTTTTGCGTCGTCGTAAATCCATTTCGGCGGTTGTTTCCGCAGGCGGACGACACCATACGGCGTGGAAGTTCGTTTCCAGTTCGGATCGGCGGCACGCTGGCGTTGTGCGTAGTCGTGCAGAAGGTTGCCGAAGAATTCAGCGTTGTTTTGGAGCTTTTTCAGTTCACGATCCTTCCACGATTGGATGCGGTCGATTTCTGCTTGCGCAAGTTCTTCGACTTCCTTCCGCTTCGCCTCAATAGCGGTAAGTTTGCGTAGCGCCCAGTTCACCTGATCGATCGTCTCGATGCGGAAGCGTTCGCGCTCCTGTTCGGACGGAAGTTCGTCCAATTCGTGTTCGATGAGTGCGTTCACGCTTGTTTCCTCCTTCCATCAAACTCTTCCACAATCACTTTCCGCTTCACGTGACCTCTTCCCGCGTTCCCGCCAGCACCTTCCGTGCATCCAACGCCCGTACAAAACATCTCTCCGAGGCGTACAGGTCGCCTGTGAGCGTGCATTCGATGACGACATCCCATTCGTAGATGGGTTCACGGCACCCGCAGGCGCAGTAGCCGACGAATCTGTTGGGCTTGTCCTGCGGATCGGGGAGGCCGTCATCAAATCGGACCAATGATGGATCCATTTTCAGATCCTCCTTGCCCCTCCCTGGTAACTCCATGAATGCTAATTGATGAGGCCGATGCCCTATACAGTTACCTCTTCAATCGAGCGTTCCAGCTCGTGCCGATAGATCAAATCCTGGTCAGGCGTTTCGTGGCACCTGATGCTGTCCAGGTACCGCTGTATGGCGTAGCCGATCTCGGCGAGCTGCTCGTCGTCGAGCAGCAGTTCCACATCATGCTGGTGTGTTTTGATCCGCAAGGTTACCGGCGTATAAGCCATCCTCGGCTTTACAGCCGCCGTGATCAATTTTCCCGTCATGTCCACCGTGACCGTCATGGACATTCACATCTCGCCTCCCGTGTGCTATACTGGAAGAAACTGAATATTAAAAAAATCGAATAACAACCGAATACCTATCAGAAGCGCTCCGCTACCTCGGAGCGTTTCTCCATTTTTGCTACCAATTCAACCGCGTCTTCGAGCACTTTCCGCTCACACACCGGGCCGAAGCCTTTCCGGCGGCTCTTCGGTGTCCGCAGCTTCCGCTGGCATCTACCGCAATGCGTTTTCTCTTGAGTTGCCTCCTTCACGTGATCGCCACCTTTCCAACCATTCCGCAATCCCGGCGATCAGCGCGCCGCCGCCGAGCATGATGCAGACCGCCAAGAGCATCCACCCGATCATCCAGCCAGATATGGATGCCACGAGCCATCATCCACCTTTCGGACGAACTCCTCGAACGTCAGGCCGTACCTTCTTGTCGAATCCGATGCGACCTCCGACCTCGCTCAGCCGCCACAGATCAAATTTCGTGGCGGCGTACGGGATCGTCACCACCGCCGAAGTCTTCGCCACCGATCACTCCTCCTCGTAGCACATATAGCATTGGTCTGTCCCCGCTACT